GCTGAAACTCCTAGCAATAAATCAGCACTATTAGCTTGATTCCGCCATCCAATACCGTCAGTTCTGGCTAAGCGTAGGCTTCCCGTAACTGATACGTTTGATGACCTTGATTTGTAGTAAAGGGATCTTAATCCGAAAGAAGAACCATAATCTACTTCTGCAAGCAATTGGAACAATCCTCCAGCTTTTTGAAGCATTCCATTAGTTACTGCAACTGACCAATCTGTAGCATCTGGACCCCAGTTTTGATCTCCGTTTTCGGGATAATTAAAATTCTGACCGTTAACCGTTAAATTTATTGACATATTTGTATGTACTCCTGCTAAGACTAAGTATTAAGCTGTGTTTAAACAAAAAAGGGCTAGGTTTCCCCAGCCCCCTCGTGTTTATTAATGATTAACGTAGGTCTAGTCTAAAGGCAGTTCCATTAACACCGCCTGAAAAGGCTGTTGCTGTTACGTTCCCTAGAGCTTCAGAAAGCTGTAATCCGTTGCTTAACTTCCCTGGTACAATTGAAGTAATAGTAACCACTCCTAGAGCAGAAGTAGCTGTAACTATCCCAGAAAGTCCTGCTACCGAGTTTATAGCCAAAGCCATATTAGTAGCTTGAGTTGCAACAACTGCGCTTATGTTAAATTCACCATTAGCTGAAACAGCACCTGATGTCTTAGCTGTTAAAGTAACATTACATAAAAGCATAGTTTCGTTGTTAGTCGCAGTTCCTGTTGACGTAATGGTAGCCCTAGCTTGTACAGCACCAGTTACAACATCAACTAATCCAATCTGGTTTCCACCAGCTAAAGAAGCAAAATAGGAACTAAGCGCATTAGCACCTTCCAGTTCCCCTGGCTTCATATTACAAACGGAATTGAATCCAATAGCACTAAGGTCTGTATCAATAATAATTCTTACAATACTCATGTTTTCTCCTTCAAGAAAATACAGGATGGGGGCTTTAATCCCATCCCATTTTTAGTTTAATTAAAGAGAGTTAACGATTCCGCTAATGTACACACACTGAGCTGGAGCTTCTACAAAGATAGCTTGGTTAGTATAAGCACGAAGACCTACACCAGCTTTGCCAGGGATTGTGAAGAAGATTTCATCAGATGGACGAGTAGGATCGTTAAGTCCCAATTCTCTTGCACCAATTCGGATACACTTGTCTTCAGGGAAGATAAAGCAATCGCCTTCTTTTACAAGGTTATATGGAACGATTTTAAGAACCCCGTTTTGTCCAACATACTCAAGCTCTTCAGAACCATTGCTTGACTTCTTTTTGCTATAAGAACCGTCGAAACGTCTAAGAGCAGCAAGGTTAGAAGCAAGGTCAGCCCATGTAGATGGGTTAACAAGAACTGTAGCATCAGAATCAAGACCTCTTTGAACTGCTTTAGAAACAGCACTCAATACTTTACTCATAGTCAATTGACCAGTGATAGCAACAGAGTTAGATTTCCAAAGAGCGTACTCAGAAGCGTTAATACCGAAAAGAAGACCTGTGTTAATCATAATCTTCTTAAGACCAGACATTTCAGAGTAAGCAAAAGTACCAGCAGAACCTGAAACTGAGCCAAAAAAGTTAAGCTTTACAGCGCTAGCTTCAATAGCGGTTTCAAGAGTAGTAAGAGTACCAGCAGTACCAGCAGTACCAGCAGCTACGAAAATAGTTCTAGTATCAACGTCGATTTTAGCAATCTTGAATGAACGAAGTGAATCAACAGCAGTATTGTCAGATACAAGAGAGAATACGATGTTAGCGTTTTCAGAACCAGTAAAGATACCAGTTGCCCAAGAAGCAGCGTCAACTACGAAAGGGAGCATTGAACTTGCAATAACAACGTTCTGTTGAGCAGCAGTACCAATGTTGTCATTTCCGTACAACATAGCAATTTCAAGACGTTTTTCGCTTGATTTAAGCATGTTTTCGAATTTACTTGACATTGCAGATTTGAAAGAAGTACTAGAATGAGAAGCACGAGCAGCTTGGTTATAGCCAACTGTAGAATCCAAAACAATGTCAGCACCAGGAACGATTGCAGACTGCATGTTCATACCGACAGACTCGTTAAGGTCATAAGCTGATTGAGAATCGAGTGAATAAGTAAATCCTGCTTCAGCAGAGAGGATAACTGGTTGTTCATACTGTTTACCGTTCTGAAGCTCAGAAGGTACGAAACTAATCATTGCTGATAGTTTACCAGTAGCGGGGATAAGATCTTCTACCCCTTTAGAATAGGCAACTTTATAAAGTGCGTTTAGTGTTCCAGTGTCGATAGCCATTTGAATTCTCCTTAAAGAATGTTGATTTTGTTCGTTTTATTGTTGTTGAACTAAAATCTTAAGTTAATAATTACTTTTTGTTAAAAATACATCTTGACTCTATTCTTCAAGGGTAGCCTTAGCATCCTTTACAAAACTTCATCTAATTTTGTAGTTCTTTGTGTGGTTTCGGATAGCAAAGCGTCCTATTTACAAGTAGTCCTACAATTAGAAGTATTAAAAAAACTATTTCGTTACGTTTTATAACAAAAACCCCAGTTAATTGTGAGTTAACTATGACTAAGTTATTGTTATTACTACTTTCTACGTTTAAATTCAGCCCATTCTTTAGCATTCATACGTTTATTAGGTTGATTTAGCTCTCTTCTCTCACCTTGGGACTGACTATCTGGAGTACTGAATGTACTCTTTTTAACCTTAGAACCACGAGCTTGTAGTATCTTAGCGGCTACATCATCCCCAAACAGTCTAAGTAAAGTCTCACCATCGGCATTACCTACTAGAGACATCTGAGCCTTTTGAACATCTTCTTTTACTAGTTGAGCAGCTTCGTCAGGACTCATTTTAAACCCAATCTTAGCAGAGCGACTAATATACTTAGCCATTTCAGCAACCATTGGTTTAGTAGGAGGTAGCCCAGAACCTTGTAGAGCTGTAACAAACTGTTCTTCAAAGTTCTTAACATACTTCTCTTTCATTTCAGACATACGCTGATCTTCAAGTTGTTGCTTTTGCTTTTTATCTATATCATCAATAGCTTGGAGTTTACGCTTAGCATCACGAAGCTCTTTATCTTTAGGGTCCATCATCTCTTCTTCAAGCTGGGACACTAGGTATTTCTCAGCTAAAGCTCTAGGGTCATGTCCCATTTTCTTTGCAACTTCATAGAAGTGCTCAGGATTCTTCATCATTGTAAGGAACTCTTCTGCTTGTTTACGAGCAGCTTTACCTTCCTGTAATTGCTTATTAGCAGCTTTCTGGTGAGAATAACCCCTAAGTAGCTCAGCTTCGTCTACTTCAGAGTCAATACCGTCTACCTTTACTTTATACTTGCGTATAGCCTCTCTAGCAGCTTCTTTGTCTTGAGCCTGTTGACCAGCCTCAGTTTTAGCTGGAGCGTCCTTAGAAGGCAATTTAGGAGCATCTGGAGCACCTCTAGCCAATAAGTCAGCCATTGGAACGCCTGTTGATTTAGACTCTTCTGCCAAAGCTCTAGCTTGTTCTCCTGTTACTTCAGGTGCAGCAACTGGGGCAGCGTTATTACCGTTGTTCGATTCACTCATTCTATTTCTCCTTGACCGTCATTTAAGTTAGGTCGATTAGTCGTTCCATAATTGGAATGGACTATTATTTCATTGGATTAGGTTGATTCTCTATAATACCAGCACTCACAGGGTCAGTACCTTGTGGAGGTTGGGGCATATTAGGTTGATTAGGCATGTTCATTCCAGAAGGGGATAACATATTACTAGCTCCACCATCTTGCATCATTGGACCTTGAGGTTGTTGACCAGGGACTACTTCATTATGAAGAATAGCTGCTAATCTCTGAACTTCAGGATTGTTCATCATGTCCATGTGTTCTTGAATATGAGCTAAAGTAGCCGCCACAATAGGGTTTGAGGGGTCCATGCGAATCTCTGGATTAGCGAGTACTGTAGTATGCTCCAGAATATGCTTCTGATGATCATCTGTAATAATTGCACGTACTTGTTTATTGTCTGCAAGATTCTCATTCTCCCCTTTAATAAGTAACAATTGAGCTTGTTTACCTTCAATAACTGGAGTCAAGATACCAGTTGTCATAACTTGGATATACTGGTCAGCATTGTCGATTAGTTCATTCTGTAACAATGTCTCAGCAAGATTAGTTCTACCAGCAGTAGTGGCTGTCATAGGATTACCCATGTTTACCATAACTCTGTTAATTGCATTAAGGTCATCACCTACGAACTCTCTCATGAGTGGACGATTAGATTTACCAGCAATTGCAGCAACTCTAGGAACAGCAGCAAAGTCTTTAAGTATGTTGATTGTACCAGTTCCAGAGTCTTCTATTAATTGAGCATAAGCACGTTGTAAGTTCTGGGAGAACTGAATAGCCATAGATTGTACTAATGCCAAAGCTGCACCAGACTTCAAAGATGCTTCAGGATTACCTCTAGCAACAGAGTTAACTCCAGAGATTGTTTCCATTAGCTTCTCAATCTGTCCCATGAAATTAAAGATTTCAGCAGGAGTTTGAGTAAGGTTCATTGCTTCAGGTTTGCCACTCTTATTGTCATATTCCATTAAGTTTAGTCCACCAGCTATCTGAGATACTGATAGGTCTGAACCTTTAGGTACTAATACGTTTTGAACGCCAAATGTAGCTTGGTTAGTCATAGCAGTACTATAAAGCACGTCTAGACCTTCCTGCATAGGCAACAAATCGTTTCCAACTGTATAGCCGAAGATTGTACCTACCTCTTCATCAGGGGCAATACGGTAAACGTGGGCATCTCTATAAGGTAGTGGACCATCAGTTAGTACAGTTCCATTATCTAGAACTTGACATAATCTACCAGATGGTAGAGCAGGGGTTGGCTTATGTATTAGTGTATAAACTGGAATGTTATCTGAGTCTTCTAGAGCCAGATAATTAATAGTAGTAGTACGAGCTAGTTCAAGCATATCACCAGAATCTTCTAGTATACGCTCTTGTAAATCCTCATACTTAGCAGCAAGTTCATATTTGTTATGAAACTCACGTAGAATGTAGTAAACATCAGAATTAGGGTTAGTTTTAGAGTAATCTCTAACACAATCTAATGGAGAGTAGTTACTATACTTAATGTCACCTTGATAGATGGTAGCCCCAAGTTCAGTTTCGCCGTATTCTTCACCAGAAGTAGCATCCCATTCAACACGAAGAAAAGCTTCTCCATACATAAGAGATTCTTTAACGCTTTGAACTAAATAACGTTCAAGCTTCTTTTCACGCATGTAATAGTCTAATAGACCAGCGGCTAGGATAACCTGAGATTGAGACTTAACATCACTGTTAGTAGCTCTAGGCTCAAATGCTGCACGTTGCTGACAAGTCATAGTCTCAAGATGGGACAATAGGTTTCTATAATGATTGATGGAAAGGGTAGTAAGTTCACCTTGATCTCCACCAGCTTGCATTCTTCCGCCAGTAAGTCTAGGTCTATAGTAATAAGCCCATGACCTACGGTAAAGCTCTAACCTACCGGAAAGACTCAGGTAGTCATAATACTTCTTAGTTTTATCAAGGATTTCATCAGCTATTTCTTTAGCCGGTAAAGATGCCCAATAAGGTTTCATTTGTGATTTGTTAGCCATTTAGTTTTCTCCTACTAATGTTAAGTATTAATGCTAGTATTTAAGTTTATGCGTCTTCGGGACTAGAGCTTTAGCCAAAGTCCTACCATTTTGTGTGTTATTTGGGTCATGTTTAACGTTACCTAGCCATGCTTTATGGTTCTCAAAGCCGTGGTCTAGTGGGATTGGATTAGAGTTTACGGATAAGTTACGTACCAGATAGATTAAACTGGCAAGCATATCAAAGTGACCGTATACCTGTGACCTAGCAAACTCAGACTTCTTAGTGTTCCATACGCCATACTTTAAACAGCCGACCATTTGTACGCATGATGGATGCACTACAATCCTACCGTTCTGTACTAATACTCTGACCTCGTTGATCATAGCTTCTAAAGTATCTTTGTTTGTAGCATGGAAGTGTATGTTATGTAGTGAACCTAAGTCTTGAAGTAGATGTAAGTTGTTGTTATCACTGATACGTCTGAACACTGGTAACTCGCCCCATTGTTCCTTCTCTTTAGCTTTAATAGCCTCAACAAGCTTTATTGTGTTCATACTTGGTCCATTCATAACAAACTCGCCAGTAAGCACTAGAGTAGCCTTCCTGAAGTCGTAGTAGCCGAATATAAGAGCTGTTTGATCTTTAACGCCAAGATCCATACCTACATACTTGTGGTACATCTCCCAGTATTGGTCTCTAGGGAAATCAACTACATACTCATCTTTCCATTCAGGTATGATTTGTAGCTCTGAATCGGTTAGGAACTCACCTAGATACTCTCTACGCCAAGTAGTAGATGCAGCTCCACCAGACTCACGCATAAGCCTAGCGATAGTCTCTTCTGTAACCATAGGGTTGTCGAATATGGTAAATTTACTATAAGCACCTTCCACTTCAGCACGTTGAGCATAGTCAAGAAAGGCATGAGCTGGAGTAGAGGGAGGAGTTGATATAAGAATAATCTTAGCGTTAGGACGGTGCATTGTAGCTGGCATAATAACTGACTTGTACACATAGTCTAAATTCGAGACAAAAGCACACTCATCTAAAATAATTAGGTCAAGTGTATTACCTCGTAGACCATTGGGGTTCTTATCCAGACCTACAAGCTTAATCCTGCTTCCATTAGGGAACATGAACTTAGAGCCTACTTTAGTGTATTTACCTTTCAAATGAGCGGGACAATCCTCCATTACCTTCTCAAAGGCTGGGATGATGAAATCCACTAGGTCTGACTGGAACGCTGCACCATAACGCACTTCAGCATTAGGCTTAGACATTGCCATCTCAATAGCTTTAGTAACAGCCCAGAAGGACTTGCCAAATTGTCTACTACAGTTACCTACGAATAGCTGGTTAGGAATGCTCTTGTATTTGTCATCAATTAGGATTTGAGCTTTATGTAACTTAAAGCGTAAGTCACCTCTATGCCACTTCTCATCCTTAGCTTTACGGATTTGTTCTTGAGTAGCCATTAATTGTACTTATCAGCAGTACTTAATATGTCATCTAGGTCAGAATCTGATAAATCCTCTAAATCACGCTTATCTTCAATAATATGGTTAATAGTCTGTTGATCCAGACCTTTAATCTTAGCAATAGACATTAGAACACTATGAGCATTCTTAATGTCACCTGAGCTATTAGCGGTCCTGTAGAGCGTCCAGAGGTTGTTAATGATAACACCTGTGTTGTCTTGCAAAGTCGCTAAATTGACCTCTTTTGTGATGCTGGTAGCGTGTG